TGGTATCTAATGCAACAAACGGCATAGAACCACCTAGAGATTATTTAAGTGTTAAGAAAAGTAAAAAAGGTCCTTTAAAACAAATAGTACCTGATTATAGAAGATTGAAAAATAATTATAGTTTATTGTGGGATATGAAAGGGAATGAAGGATATATAAATATCGTTGCAGTAATGCAAAAGTATTTTGACCAGGCAATCTCTGGTAATTGGTCATACAATCCTGAAGATTATGAAGACAATCAAGTACCTGTATCAGTAATGGCACAAGACTTATTGACAACATATAGATTAGGTTGGAAGACTTCTTATTATCAAAATACATATGACGCCAAAAAAGATATTGACGAACCAGTACACGGCATTGGTTGGATAGATGAAACAAAACAACCAGAACAAAAAGAGGAAGACGAGAATTGTGACTCGTGTACAATATAAATGAAATCAGTATTTAACAAAGATAAGAATTTAGACGCAACAAAACAATCAATGTTTTTTGGACCCGATCTAGCAGTACAAAGATATGATACTATGAAGTATCCTGTCTTTGATAAACTAACTCAACAACAACTAGGATATTTTTGGAGACCTGAAGAAGTGTCTTTACAAAAAGACAGAAACGATTACCTAGAATTAAGAGAAGAACAAAAATTTATATTTACATCTAACTTAAAGTATCAAACTATGTTAGATAGTGTACAAGGTAGAGGACCTTGTCTTGCATTTTTACCTTTTGTATCTTTACCAGAATTAGAAAGTGCTATTATTACTTGGGACTTTATGGAAACAATTCATAGTAGAAGTTATACATATATAATTAAAAACTTATACTCACAACCTAATGAAGTATTTGATACAATTATAAAAGATGATAAGATAGAGAAAAGAGCGGCTTCAGTAACTAAAACTTATGATGATCTAATTGAAATGGGATATAAATGGACAATAGATAAGAAAGTTGATCTATACGAACTAAAGAAAAGATTATATCTTGCTATGGTATCAGTAAACATACTAGAGGGTTTAAGATTCTATGTATCATTTGCTTGTTCGTTTGCATTTGGTGAACTAAAAAAACTAGAAGGTTCTGCTAAGATCATATCATTTATTGCTAGAGATGAAAGTCAACACCTTGCAATGTCGCAAAGAATAATTAACAATTGGAAAGATTTTGAAAACGATAAAGACTTCACAAAGATTATAAAAGAAACTGAAAAAGAAGTTTATAAAATGTATGATGACGCAGTAGACCAAGAGAAGCGTTGGGCAACTTACTTGTTCTCTAAAGGTTCTATGATAGGTCTATCAGAAAAACTATTACATAAATTCGTAGAATATACAGCAAATAGAAGAATGAGAGCAATACAATTAACACCTGCCTATGAAACTAAAACAAATCCATTACCTTGGACAGATCACTGGTTAAATAGTAAAGGTACTCAAAATGCACCACAAGAAACAGAAATTGAAAGTTATGTTATCGGTGGTATTAAACAAGATGTAACTAAGGATCAATTTAAGAAATTTAAATTATAAGGAGATTATATGAAAAGTGATAAGATTTTAATAGTAGGTGGTGGAAGTGCAGGTTGGATGACGGCTGCAACTTTAATTAGAGCATTTCCAGATAGAGATATAACTTTATTAGAATCACCTAACTTTGCAACAGTAGGTGTTGGCGAAAGTACAATAGGTAAATTTAAACAATGGACAAAGTTTTTAGGAATTGATGATAAAGAATTTTTAAAACATACAGACGGCATTATCAAATATAGTATAGGTTTTACAAACTTTAACGGAGTAGATGAGGGTAAACCTAATCAGGCGCCTTTTCATTATCCTTTTGGTGAAGTAGTAACTAAAAATACTCTAACAGGTTATAATGATTGGTGGATGAAAAAGGCATATGAACCTGAAACACCAGTTTCAGATTATGGAGATGTTTTTTGTCCTGTTATGGCATTAGTTAATCAAAATAAAGGTGCAATGGACTTTTTTGGTTTTGAAACTGCTAAAGATTCTGCATATCATTTTGACGCTACTAAATTTGGATTATGGTTGAAAGATCATTATTGTAAACCTAAAGGTGTTAAACATATATTAGAAGATATAGAAACTATTGAACAAGATGAAGATGGTATTGTTTCATTAAACAAAAAACATAAGGCAGATTTATATATTGATTGTACAGGTTGGAAATCAATGCTATTAGGTGGTGCTTTGAAAGTACCTTTTCAACCTATTCAAAACTTACCTAATAACAAGGCGTGGGCAACAAGAATACCTTACAACAATAGAGAAAAACAATTAAGACCTTTTACTAATTGCACAGCATTAGAAAATGGTTGGTCTTGGAATATACCACTATGGAGTAGAATGGGAACTGGTTATGTTCATTGTGATAAATTTGTTGATAAAGAAACTGCTCTAAAAGAATTTAAAACACACTTAACGAAAACTTGGGGTGGTGATGTTGAATCATTAGAATACAGATACATTGATATGAGGTGTGGAATACACGAAAGATTATTTGAGAAGAATGTAGTTGCAATAGGTTTATCTGCTGGGTTTATTGAACCATTAGAAAGTAATGGTTTGTTTTCAGTACACGAGTTTTTAATAGAACTTGCAAGAAATTTAAGAAGAGGTGAAATTACACAATGGGATAGAGATAATCATACCTTTGCTTGTAAGGCAATCTATCACGGATTTGAAGAATTTGTTGGGTTACATTATGCAATGTCAACAAGAAACGATACGCCATATTGGAAAGCAAATAATAATAAAGTATGGGAAGATAGTTTAAGAAATATGAAACCTAAAATGTTTCTTGGATATTTACAGGCAGCATTGCAAAGATCAAAGTATTATGAATTTCCTGTTGATCCTATTGAACGAAAAGGTAATAGTGGATTACACTTTATAGCAGCAGGTTGTAATTGGGCACCAGATGATTTACCTAATTCTGTTTATCGTACACATAAAACAAAAGAAGAAATATTGGAAATATTAAAACCATATATAGATAAATTAAACGACAATAAAGAAATGTGGAATAGAGAGGCAGAAAAACAATTAAGTTACGAAGACTTTATAAAGACAAACTATTATGATTAAATCAGAAAAGAACTGTACAAACTGTCAGACAAAGTATAGTGTTACCTGGGACGAAGATAAAACGGATATGACGCCGTTTACTTGTCCATTTTGTGGATATGAGGTTGAAGATGATGAAGAAAATGAAAGTGTGATACCAGATGACGCAGACCACGATAGTTGGAATTGATTATAGTTTGACCAGTCCTTGTGTCTGTGTCAATGACGGAGAAAAGATTATGTTTTATTATTTGACAAAGAAAAAGAAACACCTAGGTAAAATTGCTGATAATATTATTGGCGAAGAACACCAAGAATACAATACACCCATAGAAAGATTTTCTAATATATCTAATTGGGCAATCAATAAATTTCATATACTTGGACATAATCTAAAAGTATTCATAGAAGGATACTCTTATGGTTCTAAAGGTCAAGCATTATTTCAGATTGCTGAGAATTGTGGCATACTTAAATACAAATTACTACACAGAAATATATCATATGATACAATAGTACCTAGTGTTGTTAAAAAAGGTGCTACAGGAAAAGGTAATGCCGATAAGGATATGATGTACGAGGCATTTAATAAAGAAACAAAAATTGATTTGAAAAAACTATTTGATACTGAAAAAGTAGGTAACCCTATATCAGATATTGCAGATAGTTATTTTATACAAAAGGTTGGATATGAAAATAGCAATAGTAACTAGTCTAAACAGAAAACTATACGATTATTACGCATATAGATTTTACAATACATATAATTGGCCGTTTGATTGTTATATTTACCACGAAGGTTGGATACCTGAAATTGATCCTGAAAGAAATATATTCCACAGAGATATACACGACACAAATCCTACACTAAAAGACTTTATAAAGAGAAACGAAAATAGAAATCAATTCAGTACAATAAAAGGTACTGATAATAGTCAGATTGTATATGGTTTAGATTTTATTAAAGACGCAATAAGATTTAGTTATAAAGTATTTGCAAAGACACACCTAATGCTAGAAGGTAATTATGATTATGTATTTTGGATTGACGCAGATGTTATGTTTAAGAAACAACTTACTGAAGAAATAATATTAAGAGATATATTACCTGAAGATAAAACTATATGTTACCTAGACAGACCTGCCCCACCTTATTATCCTGAATGTGGATTTGTAGGATACAATCTAACTAATGAACACACAAAAAGATTTGTAAAAGAATTAAGAAACTCATA